CTGATGTACTAAAAGAGGTTTATGATAATTCTAAAAGAAAAGAATTACAAATTAACGCCCTTATTGGAGAGTTAAAACCTTTAGTTACAGATGTAGGAGATGCAACGTTGGTAGTACCTATGATCAAGGAATATCTTGAAGTAGGAGTTAAAAATGATGAGCATTTAATCAAAATGCTTGCTATAGTTCAGAGAATGGAAAATGGAGGTAAAGCAACTGAAACAGATTACTTTAATCCTGAAGAATTAGCAAGACTAATGGAACAGAGTGAAGAATTAGGTAAAAAGTTAGATAACGAAAAAGAATAATGACATATAGTTCTCATTTTACAATACCGCAAAAGCAAGGTGCATCTACTAAAAATAAGTCAAAAAGTACAGGAAAATATGTACGAGTTGTTCATGTAGTTACTTCTTTAGATGATCCTAAATGTCATGATGCTTCTTACCTAAATGGAGTATATTATAGATCTCCAAAAGTAGCTACAAATGAAGATAGTACTGAAGGACTTTCTTTTGCATACCAAGGAAATGTAAATTCAAGAACTATCCCAATGGTTGGTGAAATGGTTGAATTGACAAGCTATTCAGGAGCTGCAGGACCAGCAAAAGGAGGATCAGCAAAGTATTGGATAAGTACTTTACCTATTTGGAATCATCCACATCATAATGCAGCCCCAGATACAAAACAGCCAGAATGGAGAAATAACTTACTAGGAGGAATTCAAGAACAAAGTAATGTAAATCCTTTACAAGCAAACCCAGGAGATACTCTAATTGAAGGAAGACTTTCACAAACAATTAGATTAGGTGGATTTAAAGGAAGTACAGGAACTTTAGTAGATGATAGTAATAATGGAAAACCATACGTAATTATAAGTAATGGCCAAATAAAAACTGAAGACGGAAATACACCTGTATTAGAAGATATTAATAAAGACAATAATTCAATATACTTCTTATCTGATCATAAAATACCATTAACTACTGCAAATACAAAAAGAGATTCCTATAATGAAATACCAGTATCATCCGATCAATATAAAGGTAATCAAATAGTAGTTAATGCAGGTAGGTTATACCTTAATGCAAAAGATGAAAGTGCATTTATTTCTGCAAAACAATCAATAGGTTTAAATGCAAATACATTAAATTTTGATGCAACAGACTACTTATGTGTAGATGCTAAAAAAATCTACTTAGGAAAAAAAGCAAGAACAGCTACTACAAGTGTACAGCAACCAGTTGTATTAGGAAAGCAAATGGAAAATTGGCTAAGTGCACTTTTAGATGCTTTAGATTTAGTTGCAACATCAATGACTAATGCATCAGCTGTAGGAGCAGGTTCAGTAACACAGTTAAATACATCGGGACCAGTCTTAAAATCTGCAATACAATCACTAAAATCACAATTTACTGTATTTCAATCTAAAAAAGTATTTGTAGAATAATGGCGTTTTTACCACAACTATCGGGAATTATAGCAAGACAAGTAGGATCAATACAAGGAAAACTTGTAAGTCAGATTCAAGGTCAAGTATTAAATGTTCTTTCAAAATTTACAAGTCAATGTCCTGATGCAAAAGAACTAGAGAAAATAATAAAAATAAAGAATAATCAACTACAAAATATAAATGCATTAGAGAGAAGATTACAAACTTTACGTAATACAGCAAATAGTTTAGATAGTATAATATCTTCACTACAAGTTGCAATTGAAGTTATAAAATCTATACCAATACCTACTGCAATTATTCCACCTCAAACAGGTGGTATAGGAATTCCTATAAATGTTTTAACAAGATATAGTGATGCATTAATAAGATTAAATAAACTACTAGATGCATTAGAGGCAGATAAAACAGGTATAATATCAGTAATAGATATTGCATCAATAACTCTAACACAGTTAAAAAATAGATTAGAAGTAATTGATATAGCTATTCAAGGATGTGCAAAAGATTCTACATCTACTCCACAAATTGTAGCAAGTACTCAACCACCACAAAATACAGGATCAGAAGGAACACCTAATTTAGACTACCTTTATAAAGGGTATACATTATCAATAGTTCAAGATCCAAATTCACCAAAAATAGCACCAAAAAGGTATGCAATTGCAAAAGATAAAGCAGGTATAATAGTCTTATACGGACCATCATCATTTAGTTCAGATACTCAAGTACTACTAGATGAAATTAAATTTAGGATAGATAATCAATTACCATAATACAACTATTTATTATTATGAAAGCAGACGTATTTAAAAAATTAATAAAAGAAGCAGTAAGAGAAGTTCTTAGAGAGGAGTTAGCAGAAGTATTAACTGAAGCACCAAAAAGACAAGCTCCTAAAGTAACAAAATACGCACCTTATACTCCACCAGTATATAAACCAAGAGTATCTACAGGAGACCCTATAATGGATTTACTTGAAGAAACAAAAGCAAGTATGATAGGAGACCCTAACGCAGGACATTATCAAGATATGTCTCAATATATATCTGCACCAGGATTAGGGATGAATGCAGATACAAGTCAATTAGTAATGATGGAAGAAAGTTTTGCAAGACCAGAACCGGGATTAGATATTTCACAGTTTGACTTTGTAAAAAAAGCAGCTGCAGTATATAACGCATCAGTAGAAAAAGATAAAGAAAGATTTGGAGCATAATGGCATTTAATGTACAGAGAATACATCCATTAGATTTACAACCTAGAAAAGCAGTAGGAGTTTCTATCCCCTTTTCTAATAGATCTGTGTTTAATTTAACCTACACGACTCAGGAAGCTTTAAAATCTAATTTAATTAATTTTTGCTTAACAGATAAAAATGAAAGATTTCTTAACCCTGATTTTGGTGCAGGAATTAGAGCTTTACTTTTTGAAAATGCAGTACAAGATAAAGTAGAAGAAATCGATATAATACTTAGATCAGGAATAGCAACATGGTTTTCAGATGTTATAATACTAGATCTACAAGTTGCAATAACACCTGACTCAAATACAGTAACAGTTTATATAAAATATACTGTTTCTCAAACTAATATACAAGATCAAGTAGTAATAAACTTTCAACAATAATGGCTCAAGATAGAGATATAAAATACGTAAATAGGGATTTTAGTGACTATAGATCACAGTTAATAGAGTATGCAAAAAATTATTTCCCTGATGCTTATAATGACTTTACACCTGCTTCACCAGGTATAATGTTCATTGAAATGGCTGCATATTTAGGAGATATTTTATCATTCTATCAAGATACTCAGTTACAAGAAACATATTTACAGTATGCAAAAAATCCTGCAAATTTATATAACTTAGCTTATATGATGGGTTATAAACCTAAAATAACAACAGCAGCTGATGTAGATGTAGAAGTATCACAACTTGTAGATGCAGTAGCAGGAGAACCTGATTGGAATCAAGCTTTAAGAATAGGACCTAATACAAAATTAAAATCAACTGCTATAGGACAAGTCAGTTTTTTTATTGATAAAGGAATTGATTTTACTTTTTCTAGTTCATACGATGATACAATAACTACTGTAGAAACATTAGATAATACAGGTCAACCAAATCAATTTAGATTAACAAAAACTGCTAGAGCTTTTTCTGGAGAAGTAAAAACTGCAACAGAAACAATAACAACAGTAGAGAAATTTAAAACTATTACTGTAGATGATACAAATATAATAGGAGTACTATCAATAGTAGATAGTGGAGGAAATACATGGTATGAAGTTCCTTTTTTAGGACAAGATACAATTTTTGTAGATAACGTAAATAGTAATTCCGATAGCGGATTAGTACCGTATAACTTATCATTACAGAAAGTACCTAGAAGATTTGTAACACGATTTACATCAACAGGTCAACTACAAATACAATTTGGAGCAGGTATAACAGGGCAAGATGATTCTATAATAACACCTGACCCAACTAATGTAGGATTTGGATCTAATCAAGGTATTTCAAGAATTGACTATGCATATGATCCATCAAATTTC